GCTCCCGTTCTGTAATCCCTAAATGGATTAACGGGCTAAATGTATTTGATTAAATCTATTTAGACCAGCAATAAGTCGGCGAGTCGTATATCTAAAAAGCCAGCAAGTCTTTCGTTGGTCTCTCGGTTGGCAAAGTCAGTAGTTATAGGCAAGCGCTTTAAAGCCCACTCGGGCTCCTTTAGAGCCCCTAAGTCGAATTGATAGACCCCTTTAGGTGTCGCATTGATATAAAGGGTCTTAGCGCCCGTTCTAGCCCTTATATCGGCCAGATAATCCCACTTCTTCTTTTCAATCATCAAAGTCTCATAGTGGGTTCTACGGCATTTAAGCTCGATAAAGGCGTTATGGGTAATGCCATCTGCTCGGTCGGTCGCCGATAAAGGCGTCAAGTCTGGATAAAGCGACTTGAGAGCCTCGAAGAGCTCAACCTCTCGGAAGTAAATTAGTTATCTTCCTCGCCATCTTCCCAACCAATCTTCTTAATTGGGTCATCGGCAGGCACTATCCAATCGGGATAAGAGCTGCGATCCATAGCAAAGGCCAAGGCAGTTCCTTCATCCATCCCTGCTCTGCGACAAGCTTTATAAACTTCATTGGCAGCGATAGCCCAGAAATCAAGCTTTGTTAAAGGCGTTTCTTTAGTAGTTCTACGCCTCTTAGGTCGCTTCTTACTTACGCGCTTTCGCGTTGCCATTTCTGACCCCTCTCGCTAGGGCCAATTCTAACTGACTCTCCATTTTATCAAGGCGCGACACTATTGGAATATTCTCCAATTTGATTATGTAGCGAAGTCCAGCAATCAGTAAGGCGATAGATCCTAGGACTGAGGCAACTAGGGTTGCTAGCTCAGTAGCCGCCATTACTTGAGTCTGCCGTATCTTTCGTAGTTAGGGTTTAGCCAATTGATGATGCTAGGCAAGACTGATACGAGAGCCGCATTGGCAATTGCATTTACATCTAGGCCGACTGCTAGATAGGTCGCTAGCGCCGTTGCTAGGAATGTCTTTGCCCAGCTCTCTGCCATTTTTTTCAAGTCGCTCATTAGCTTCTCCTTCGAGGTTGAAATAACTGCCATCTTTGTCTCCCAAAGTTGTGAATGAAATATGGAAATGAGAACGGTGAGGGTTAGCGCCTTTGTAAGCTCTGCGCTTCCATCCCAGTATCGGACTCATAATCTTTCCATCGTAGATTATGTATTTAATTCGCTTATCGCCCTTCTTGGCTAACTTGCGAATCTTCTCAACTAACGCATAAGCCTCTTCTTTGTGAGCTGATAGATCAGCATCAATATCTAAAGCTCTAACGATTCCATCGACTGGTATATGGTCAGAAGTGCCCTTAGCAAGATGCCTAGCGTCAGCAATCCAGCCATCAGACTTCCTATCGCGATCAGGATAATCGTCATCGATTTGCTCCCGAAGCTGAATACCTGCTGCACATAGTTTTGCCATTATCTTTATAAATAGTGCTACGAAAGAAGCAACTTGGCTTCTTCGGCAGTAATGCCTAGTCGGTCAAGTAGTGCAGCCCTGGCCTCTGCTTTGTCTAGTTCTGCCTGAGCCTCATCAACTTTAACTTGCTCAATGGCTGCATCTATCTCGGCTTGAGTAGGTGCATCGCCTTGTAGGACATCCCACTTAATCGTTAAATAATCATTATTTGATAATGAAAACTCGGCAGTTGGTCGCAGTTTTTTTATTGCTAATCCTAGATAATTCATTATGCACCAATTTCCATAAGAATAATTGAGTTGGTTTGATTGTTTTCTTGAAAAGTGATTGAGGAATTATTTGCGGTTGATAATAATTTGGCTTGAGTTTTGTAGGTTGTGGAGCTTGTAGTGCTTGGTGAATCAAGATAAACAACTGTATGAACCGCTCTAAAATTGCGACCATCAACTGTAGTAGATGAACTGTCGTAGGTATATTCGTAACCACCAGAGCCTATTACATTAATTGCTGTTGCGCCCCTAAGTAATTGATAACCAGCGCCTCTTTCACCGCTTGCCCTGTAATTAACGAAGTTTTGCGTAACTAAAATCAATACTTTAGATGTAGCAAGTGTTGGCGTTATAGAAGCAGTTAATCCTGTATCAGTAAATGAGGTTGATTGTATTAAAGTTGATGTGCCATAAGTAGCGCTTACGACCTGCAACACTTTTCCGCCGCTAGCAGGCGCAGCCCACTTTAAGCCTGTCGTTTCAGCAGAATCCGCAGTTAAAACTGTTCCGTTTGCGCCAACACCTAAACGAGCATCAACTGTTGAAAAGGTAAATAAATCGCCCTTAGTTGTTAATGGAGTTTGGTCTGTAGGAGTAGCCCAGCTAGGAACTCCAGCTGCAACTGTTAAAACTTGCCCAGTTGATCCAATTGCTAATCTAGTGTTGGTGTTAGCAGTAGCTGACCGATAAGAAATATCGCCAGTAGTTGTTTCAGGATTAAGGTTCTTAGTTGTGGTGTCGATTGAATTGCCAAGGGTTCTAATGGCAGCTGCGCCATCCTTGACTAAATCGGTATCGTCTGGGGTCTCCCAGTTGTAATTCGTTGTATTGGCCATTTAGCTAATAACTCCTATCGCATCTTGCCATTCTAAGGTATTGAGCACACTATTCCAGCTTTCTGCTGCATTGACCTGAGCCCATTGTTGGGCAAAGGCCGAGAATTCTGTTGGGGTAGCCAAGAAGGTAACTGATAGGCCCGAGACTGAGGCGTTAAAAGTCCAGCCCTCGATAAATCCAGTAAATTCGCCACCGAGGATATTAAGAGGAAGGTTGGTAATTCTAACTGGCATACCCATAAATATATTTAGCAGGGCATTTCTATCAGCGTCATCAATCTCGGGCGATTGAAGAGCAAAGGTAATCGATTGGAAGGTATTTCTAGGCCAAGCCCTAAGACCAATCAAGCGATCTGCTACATCCTCAACATCAGCCGCGTTCTTTAGATAGCTATTGAATTGCTCGGCAAATAGGCCATATTCGGCTTGAGAGTCTAAATCCTGAGCAGTATAGGAGCTATTGAAATTGTTGCCATAATCCATAATTATTTTATTGCTTAAATCGCCTTGGCGCTGGATTACGCCAATGCCTGAAGCGATGGCGTGAGAAGCGTCCAAATCTGTGTAGCCATTGGCTATTAGATAATCTTGGCGATGGCTGGCATCCGCGTAGTTAATATTGCCGTTGGCATCTTCATACATATAACCAAGGGCCGAGCTAGCAATTTGATTGATAATAGGATAAATGACGCTATCCGTAATCTGACGGCTGACCATCGTATATTCGCCAGCATCAATTGTTCCGAGACCAACATCTCCAGCATCAGACCAAATTTCTGTAGCTGGATCATATGTTGCCCAAGTCTCCGCTGGTGGCAATTCATTCCAACTAGCCAGAAGTAAATCATCTAGCAAGTCTGTAATTTGAGCGCCATCTAAACCTTCAGCCAAATTGCCATCAAATATTGCTCTTTGAGTTTTTGCTAATGCACCAATGGCGGTAATTCTTAGGCTAGTAATTACTGCGCTAGATCCTGCGCTGCGGACTATTTGTCTTAAGTCTGAAACGCGACCGCCAAAAATGGCCACATAAGCGCCAGTAGTATCTTTGACTTCAATAGTTACTGAAGTGTTAATACTAAAATCATAATTAGTGCCATCGGTATTTATTACTTCTAGCGAGCAATACCCTGCTGGAGTAGGTGAGTTAATGTCCTGACGGCCAGAGGTAATAGTTAGGTTGCTTAAAGTAACCGAGGTTAATTCGGTGCCATTGACTAGAATCTTCCAATCGGGAGTCCAAAGGGTCATAGGATTTGAGCCGAAGTCCTTAGATCGCCAGCGCCAGTAGTTCCGCGATTGGTTGAGTTATTAAGCGCTAATATAACTGCTCTAGTAAATCCTTCTTCATCAATAACTGATGGAGCATTTACATTGACTATAACATTACCGCGCTCTTCGCCTGCTCTTACGGCAGCAACATTAAATCCAGATGGAATTGCATTACCGCTTGGGACTAGCGTCGATGGGGCGCTAGGAGTTGAAGCCGATGGAGCGCTTGGAGTGGTGGATGGCTTAGGAGCTGCTGGAATGCTTGGGCTTGGAGCAGTAGCAATCTTTGGAAGTGTTGAGCTGCTTGGAGTGCTGGGGGCTGAGAATGATGGCTTGGAAATAGTAGCCACATTAGGCAAAAGTGGAACGGCATTATAAGCGCGAATAAGAACATTTATTGCATCGATGGCAAAATTAATTGCGTTCTTAATTCCATTAACTACTGCGCCAATAACATCCAAAATACCACCAGCAACTTTGCCGATAAAGCTAAGTGCTCCGCCAAGGTTATTAATTAATATTGGGACTACGAAATCTTTAATAAAGTTATAAAGAATAGTTAATGACTCTTTATTTCTTGCAATAGCATCCGTAACTGGCCTAAGTGCTGCATCCTTGAATTCTATAAACTTAGGGATAACTGTGTTAATAAAATAATCTAATAACCTTTGTAGGGTAGGCAATAAAGCAGCTCCTACCGATTCTTTAGCTTCGTCAAAGCCCACTTTGAGTCTTGCTATTTGACCTTCAAAGGTATTGGCTTGAACTGTTGCTGCACCGCCAAAGGTTTGAGCTAATTGCTTTACTGTGCCTTCTAATCCAAGGGTTTTAATTTCGGCAGTTGATAAACCAACGCCTAGACGGCTTAGAGAGCTGGTATTGCCTTCGTATGCTTTACCCAAAGCATTAGATACTGTTTCAACACTTTTGCCAGTAGCAGCTGAAATATCTAAAGCTAGGTTTAATAAATCTTGGGATTTTGTTACTGATCCTGTGGCAGTTGCTAACCGCTGAAGTGCTGGACGCAGTTGATCATCAGCAACTCCAGTTGCCAAGGAAGTTTTAAGTATCTGCTCCTCAACGGCTGAAATCTGTGCTTCAGTTGCCCCAGTAACATTCTTGAGAGCATTGGCTAAACGAAGTTGGGCAGCCTCATCTTCAATAGCTGCCTTAACGCCATCAACGGCTAACTTGACTGCATAAGCCGCTGCTGCTGCCGCTGCCGCTGCAAAGGCGGCTGCTGCGACTTTGCCGAACTTCTCTAACTTGCCGCCGAAGCCTTCGACCTCTTTAGAGCCAGTATCCAGCTTCTTTTTTAAGTCATCGACATCAGCAAGAATAGAGAGTTTAAGTGTTCTACTGCCAGCCATTACTTATCCCACTCTTTCAATATTTTGGAGAATGCTTCTTGCCATTTCTTAATCAATTCAGGCTGAATCTTACGAAGGGTTGGGTAGATAAAGTAGCCAGCATTGCCGCGACCTTTGCTGGGTGTTCTTCTCGGGAACTGACGCAAGCGATTAGATCCAAATTCATAACCTGCCCAGAGTTTTTGTGTGCTACCCCCACCAGAAAAGCGCTGACTAGCAAATCCGTATGAGAACTCTCCGATTTTGGAACTGGCCGATACTTTGACGCCTGTGGTGATTCGGCGGACTGCTTCTTGGCCAAAGGTTCTGGTAAGTCCATAGGCTTTAATTTCGTTGGCTGCGTAAGTAGCCAGCGCGCTAGATTCTCGTTTAGCTTGGCTAACGGCTTCATCATCCATCGCTTTAAAAGCGGTAATGATTGAGCGGAGCTCGCGTTTGTCGTAACTGATTGGTAACTCATCTGCCACCGCTACGCTCCTTTAAAATATCTATCGCCGTTAAGACTTGATCTATGTCCGTCCAGTAAGTCATCGGTATGCCAGTCGCAATCGCTATTTCGACTATTAGTCGGTTGATGCTTCCAGCTTCGTAACTTTTGGGCTTTCATCTCCAATCGTCATCTCTTCGACTGTTAGCTCCCAAATCTCTTGAGACTTAACTGGCTTTCCTGCTGCTTCGCGCTTATACGCAAAGTAAGCAAGATCTAAGAAGTCCGCTTGCTGGTAGGCCGATATATCCTTCATTGAATAAATCGACTTGCCTGTTTTGCGTTCCCACTTAGCCCACTCTGGCAAGCCAGCCTGATAAGTTGCTGACTCGCCCGAGCTATATTTAATTGTTATTGAAATTTTCATAGCTCCCGATGCTCCGATCTCTTAGCTGAAGGTCTCTGTTGGAGTTCCAACGACTGTCATCGTCCAAGTATCAGTTAGCGCTGATGGAGCTGCGCCACCTGCTGCTGGGAAGATTGGCAATACATTGAAAGCAAATACTGCGCCAGTTACGGCGGTGAATGAAACTGCAAGTGTGGTGTTAGGTGCTGATTCAGCATCAGCCCACATTGCCTCGAATAGTGAGCTAGCGGCTCCCCAATCCTGTAGCAGTTCAATTGTGAATGTCCATTGCTTATCGACGGACTTATAAGCGCGACCATCGAGGGTTTGATAGGTCTCGATAATTGTGTCGCAGCTTAATACCGCGCTTGTTGCTTGGGCGTCGTAGCTAGCGCTATCGAGTGTAAAGGTTACATCGCGCCCAGTTATTACTGTAGTTGGCATTTGGGTCTCCTATGCGGTTTGCTCGTAGCGGACGCTCAAGCGTATATCTGAAACTAGCAGGGTTGTAGTTCCTACTTCTGTTACCGAAGGTCTTTCGACTATTGATAACTCATACTTGGAAGCGTTTAGCGCTCCAAGAATACTGATGATTAATTGCTCTAAGTTGTCCAGAGCAGCGGCGTTGCTGAAATACGCAACGCAAGCAGTTATGGTGTAATTTAATTTGACGCGAGTAGTTGCTTTGCCTAAGACTTCAAGCTCCATATAAGGCGAGTCTGGAATGACGATAATTGCTGGGACTATTGGCGCTTCTGGAACTGAGTCATAAATATTAGCGGTGCATCCAGCCAAAGCAGTCTTAATCGCGCCTCTAACATCTGTGGCAATTGTTGATGCTGGCATTAGCCGACCATAGTTTCAACATCAAGATACGGGCCAAGTAAGCCAGTTACTTTGGCGAGTAAATTCTTAGATAGGCGGTAAGGGGTAACTGCAAAATCTACGCCTTCGATTGATCCACCAGCAGCGGTTCTGGATTGGAAGATTTCAACGGAGATAGCCAAAATAGCAGCTTCAGCATTGGGGTTTCCGACATAGGTCGATAATCCAGATAGCGCAGCGTTTCCTGCTGGGATGATATTTTTTTCCAAT